GTAAAAACTGGTAGGCAGGTTGGTAAAACAACTACAACTATCGGTTGGTTATTACATTATATTCTTTTTAACGAAGAAAAAATTGTTGGCATTCTAGCGAATAAAGCCATCACAGCTCGGGAAATTCTTAGTCGGGTTCAAACATCCTACCAACATCTTCCAAAGTTTTTACAGCAAGGATTAAGAGAATGGAATAAGGGTTCTATGGAACTTGAGAATGGAAGTAAAGTTATAGCTTCTTCCACATCTTCAAGTGCAATTCGTGGATTTTCATTTTCTTGTATTCTACTTGATGAATTTGCTCACGTTCAAAGGCATATTGCAAATGAGTTTATTCGTTCAGTTTATCCTACGATTTCATCTGGTAAAGAAACAAAAGTAATAATAGTATCTACTCCAAATGGATTTAACTTGTTTTACAAGTTTTGGAATGATGCTGAAAATAAAAATAATTCTTTTTATCCATTTAAAGTACATTGGTCAAATGTACCTGGCAGAGATGATGAATGGTATAAAAGAACAGTCTCAACGATTGGTGAAGATTCTTTCAGACAAGAGTACGAAGCAGAGTTTTTGGGTTCCACAAATACCTTGATTTCTACTGAAAGATTGCAAGAAATGTCATATAATGATCCAGTATTCTCAAAAGATGGTTTTGATGTTCACGAAGAGCCCAAAGAAGGACACACATATACTATAACAGTTGATGTTGCTAGGGGGCAAGGACACGATTATTCGGCCTTTTCGGTGTTTGATATTACCGAAATTCCGTATAAAATAGTAGCAAAATACCGAAATAATACCGTAGCCCCCCTACACTTTCCAAATATTATAAATACTATTGGAAAGAGTTATAATTATGCATATATTTTAGTAGAAATAAATGACATTGGTTCACAAGTTGCTGACGTTTTACACCATGATTTAGAGTATGAACATTTATATTCAACATCATGGTATGGAAGACACGGCCAACAATTAAGTAGTGGTGCAAAGAAAGAATCTGCATTTGGTGTAAGAACAACTAAAGCCATGAAAAAGATTGGTTGTTCTAATTTGAAATCACTAATTGAAGAAAACAAACTTTTATTCAGCGACTACGATATTATATCAGAACTAACTACATTTATTGCTATTGGTGAATCCTATTCTGGTGAAGAAGGAACACATGATGATTTGGTTATAACAATGGTGTTGTTTGCATGGTTAATAGATCAACAGTATTTTAAAGATTTAAGTCAACAAAATATAAGAGATAATTTATACAAAAATCAATTAAACCAGTTAGAAGATTTAACAACACCTTTTGGAATTATTGATAATGGCTTGAATCAAGATGAAATTGAAATTGATTCAGATGGGACAATTTGGAGAACAGTATCTTAGAATAAATGAATTATGCGATTGATGAAAAATATATTAATATAAAAAATGTAATTAATTGTAAAGGAGAATTAAAATGCCATTTCAAGTATCGCCCGGTATTTCTATTACCGAAAAAGATTTTACACAAGTAACTCCAGCTGTTTCCACTACGATTGGTGGAATTGTTGGACAGTTTGGTTGGGGCTCATGTGATGAACGAATCAGAATGACATCCGAAAACGAATTAGTATCATTATTTGGAGAACCAACAGCAGATAATTTTGAATATTTCTGGCCTGCTGCAAATTATTTAGCATATGGAAGTAATTTGCTGGTAGTAAGAGTAGTACACAATGATGCAAAAAACGCAGTAGTTGGAAAAGATGGTTCAGCTGCAGATGTTGTACTTAATAAAAATAGTGATGGATATGATGCAAATTTTGGTTCAAATACAAATCAAACATTTATTGCTAAATATCCTGGCAAAAAAGGAAATAGTCTATCAGTTTATGCAATAGACAAAATTGGATGGGAAGCTGCTGATACTGCCTCTACAGCAGGTAGTGCAACCGATATTCAAAAAGCATTTCTAGCTAATTTCTCAGCAAAACCAGAAACATCAACAAACGTAGAAAATGCTGGTGGTACTAATGATGAAATGCACGTTATGGTTATTGATACACAAGGTTTATTTACAAATGTTGCTGGAGAAGTTTTAGAATTACACTCTTTCGTAAGTAAAGCAGGCGATGCAAAACGAATTGATGGTTCTAACAATTATGTAAAAGAAGTTTTGCGTAATGAATCACGATATGTATATATGGGAGCAATAGGCCAATTTTATGCTACTGGTAATATTGGAGCAGAAAAAGCAGGAACAACTTTTCCTGATTTAGATAACTCTGGTATGGTTGGTGGTGATATGACTGGTGGTCTTGATGGTACTGCTGTTGATGCTACTGATTTGCAAGCTGGTTATACTTTGTTTGATAATGCAGAAACAGTTGATGTAACCTTGTTGATGGCAGGTGGTTCTGCTAAATTAGCACCAGCTAATGCTCGAACAGTTGCTCAAAGTATTATTGCTATTGCTGAACAAAGAAAAGATTGTGTTGCATTTGTTTCACCATCTCACAATTCTGTTGTTGGACAAACCGATAATGCGACTATTATGCAAGCAATTAGAGATGATAAGGCTGATATAAATCCAAATACATCTTACGGAGTAATGGATTCTGCATGGAAATATCAATATGATCGTTACCGAGATGTATTTGTTTATGTACCAATGAACGGTGATATGGCTGGTCTATGTGCAAGGACTGACTTTTCTAATGATCCGTGGTATTCTCCTGCTGGTTTTAATCGTGGTGTAGTTAGAAATATTGTAAAAACATCTTGGGAAGCTAGAAAAGCAGATCGTGATGAATTATATAAAATTGCTATTAATCCATTTGCAACACAACAAGGTTCTGGTGTTATTTTGTTTGGTGATAAAACTATGCAAGTAACTCCAAGTGCATTTGATAGAATAAATGTTCGTAGATTGTTTATTGTTCTTGAAAAAACCATTTCTATTGCTGCAAGAGGAATGTTGTTTGAATTTAATGATGATTTCACAAGAGCACAGTTTGTTAGTATTGTTGCTCCTTTTTTGAGAGAAGTACAGGGGCGTAGAGGTATTACAGACTTTAAAGTAGTTTGTAATGAAACAAATAATACGGGACAAATTATTGATACAAATCAATTTGTTGGTGATATTTATGTTAAACCTAATCGTTCTATTAACTTCATTCAGTTGAACTTTATTGCCACTCGTACTGATGTAGCTTTTACAGAAATCGGTGCGTAAGTCTTATAAATAATACAATATATAAAGGAGCAAAAAAATGTCAAGTATTTCACAATTTAAAGATACTTTTAGAGGTGGTGTAAGACCTAATCAGTTTTATGTCCGTTTTTACAATCTACCAGAATCTATTGGTGGATTAAGTACAGCCGGTGCTGATACCGCAGTAATTTGTAAAGCTGCTCAAATTCCTTCTTCAACGATTGGGAATGTTGATGTTGCTTATCGTGGACGCCAATTAAAGGTGCCAGGTGATAGAACATTTGATGATTGGACAGTAACTTGTTATGCTGATTCAGACTGGGCTGCAAGATCTACATTTGAAGGTTGGATGGATCAAATTCAAAATCATACCCTTCCAATAAGGGGTACGACATTTCCAAATGAAGTTTATGGACAAGCAGAAGTTATCCAGTTAGGTAGAGATGGAAATCCACTTGCCATTTATCATATGTTAGATATTTATCCTACAAATGTAGCAGCAATCGATCTTGATTGGGGAACCAATGATTCAGTAGAGGAATTTCAAATTACTTTTGCTATTAATAATTGGAGAACTGATCGTGCAATCGGAGCAGCAGTAGTTGGTGAAGGTAATGTTTCTATTACTGGTAACATTGGAATCCGAACTAGATTAGCTGCTGTCAACATAGGATTCTAAAAGATTAATAAGGGAATCTAAATAAGGGGGGAGCAATCCTCCCTTATTTTTCATAATGAATAAAGGATAAAATAATATGGCTTTTGACTTATTTGGATTTACTGTTTCAAAAAAGAAAACACAGAAAACATTTGTAACACCCGAAAATGATGATGGTGCAATTACTTATGTCGAGGGCGGGGGATTTGTAGGAACATATGTTAATACCGATCTTGATGCAAAAGATGAAAATCTTTTAATTCAGAAATATCGTGAAATGGCTATGACACAAGAAGTTGATCTTGCCATTACAGATGTTATAAATGAATCTGTTTTACATGAAACAGGAAAATCTACAATAAATTTATCTTTAGAGAAGTTAGAACAAAACGAAACAATCAAGAAAAAGATTACTGATGAATTTAAAAGACTTGTTAAGCTTTTAGATTTTAATAAAACAGGTTACGATACATTTAGAAAATGGTATATTGATGGTAAACTTTATCATCATATTGTTGTAGATAAAACAAAACCAAAAGAAGGTATTAAAGATTTAATTCCTGTTGATGCTCTTGACATCAAAAAAGTAAGAGAGATAAAAAGAGAAAAAGATAATGTAACTGGTGTTGAGTTTGTAAAAGAAATAGATGAATATTTCATTTATAAACCAGATCAAAGTACAGGACAATTTTTACCAGGCGGTAAAATGAATGAAGAAGTTAAAGTATCACTTGATGCTATTTCTTATGTTCATTCTGGTATGATTGATGCACAAAAACAAGTTGTTATTGGTTATCTTTACAAAGCAATCAAACCTTATAACCAATTAAGGATGATTGAGGATTCTCTTGTTATATATAGATTAGCAAGAGCACCCGAAAGACGAATTTTTTATATTGACGTTGGTAATTTACCAAAACTAAAAGCAGAACAATATTTACGTTCTGTTATGGACAAGTATAAACAGAAAGTTGTTTATAATGCAACAACTGGTGAAGTAGAAGATCAGAAAAAACAGATGTCAATGCTGGAAGATTTCTGGTTGCCAAGACGAGAAGGTGGTAGAGGTACTGAAATAAACACATTACCATCTGGACAGAATCTTGGTGAAATTGAAGATATAGAATATTTTAGAAAGAAGCTTTATCAGTCTCTTAATATTCCGATTTCAAGGATTGAGGGTACTGATTCAACTGCCTTTAATTTAGGTAGAACAACAGAGATTAATCGTGATGAAGTAAAATTTTCTAAATTTATTTCAAGGTTACGACAAAGATTTTCAGCTTTATTTACAGATTTACTTAGAGTCCAACTTCTTCTAAAAGGAATTATCAAAGAAGATGATTGGTATGAAATCAAAGATGCGATCGAATATAAATGGACTAGGGATTCTCATTTTGCAGAGTTAAAACAAAATGAAATTCTTAGAGAGCGTTTGGAAGTTCTTTCATCATTGGATGAATACATTGGAAAATACTTTTCTAACGAATGGGTTA